GGGCGTATCTCTGTCTTGAAGAGGATTCCGATTGAGGAAGTCGCGCAAGCACTGAGGAGTGCCAGATGAAGGGGTTGCCAAACTTTGTATCAGCGGACCTCCGGAAGTCACCCATCTACGACAGGCGCTTTGCTCTGGAAGTCGCCAAAATGCTGGAGCGAATGACGGGCGACAGGTGCGGAGCCATTACCAACGGGCCTAACTCGTTTACGATTCTGCGCATATCGGGGATGAAGGAGAACATGGGATGAAGTGGTTTATCGAATTTTCAATCTTTATGTACTCTTCGGGATGGACCCATTGGGAACGATTAGACAGCCGGGAGTTCCCGTCGCACGAATCCGCTTTACTGTGGATACGCCAATTCAAGGCCGAGAAGCTATTACCGATCGAAACTGAGGGGCTAAAAATTGACGATAACATCCGGCTTCGCGCCGCGATAGGAGATTGAACCGTGAGACAATTCGAGCCATTCGGCGACCGCGTTCTGGTGCTGCCCGACGCAACACCAGCGAAGACCACGGGCCTGGCAAAGCCCCAGAGCGAGCAAGAGAAGCCCACCGAGGGGATTGTGGTGGCGGCGGGGCCAAGGGCAGCCAAGAATCCGAAGGCAAAATACGAGGAATATCTCGACGTTAATGGTGAGAGATGTCTCGCTCTTGGATCTGGAGTTGCAGTCGGCGACCGCGTGCAGTTCCCCCGCTACGCCGGCCGCGACGTGATGCACATGGGAGTCAAACACTTATTGCTCCGGCTCGAAGAGTTGGACGGGAAGCTCGTGGAGGTAGAGGGTTGAAACGGAAAGTCATTCAACTTATGGTGACGCCGGCCACGGCGGAGTACGAGGGCGAGTTTCTGGCCCTATGTGACGATGGAACAATCTGGACCAGAATCTACAAGTGCGACCCCGAAGGATCAAGATCAGCTTTCAACTGCCATTGGGAGTGGGATTTAATCGAAGGACCACCGGAGGTAATAAATTGAGCAGAAAGATCATGAAGGGCGATGAAATCCGGCAGGCGATCCTGCGCGGCGTCAACACGCTGGCCGATGCGGTCACCTGCACACTGGGGCCCAAGGGCCGCAACGTCATCCTTGAACGCAATCCCATGTGGCCGCCAGTCGTTACCAAGGACGGCGTGACTGTGGCGAAGGAAGTCCGCGACCTGGCCGACCCCTACGAGAACGCCGGCGCCAACCTCATCCGCGAGGCCGCCAGCAAAACAAGCGACCAAGCGGGTGACGGCACCACCACGGCCACGCTGCTGGCCCAGGTGATCTACCAGAAAGGTCTGGATTGCCTTGCGTCCGGCGCGAACCCAGTAGCCCTCAAGCGCGGCATCGACGCTGCTGTGACGGTCGTCACAGACCACATCAAGAGCATTGCCCAGCCGGTGCAGGACGATGAAACCATCGTGCGTGTGGGCACCATCTCCTCGAACGGCGACCGCTCCATCGGCGAGCTGATAGCCGACGCCATGAAGCGTGTCGGCCGGGATGGCGTTATCACCATCGGGGAATCCACGGACGCGGAGACCACGCTGCAGGTGGTCGAGGGGATGCAGATCGACCGCGGCTGGCTGGCTTACCCCTTCATCACGGACCCCGAGCGCCTGGAAGCGGTTCTCAATGAGCCCTACATCCTGCTCACCGAGCGCAAGCTGTTCACTATGACGCCGGAACTGGACACGGTGCTGGCCCAAGTGGGGCAGTCCGGCAGGCCGGTACTCATCATCGCTGGAGACTTCGACCAACCGTTTGTGATCTCGCTGATCCACAACAACCAACTTGGGGTGTTGCGGTCGGTTGCGGTGAAGGCTCCAGCCTTCGGGGATCTGCGCCGGGCGATGCTGGAGGACATGGCTCTCGTGACAGGCGCCTACGCTTTCACAGAGGACTGCGGCAGGCCGCTGTCTACGGTGACCATGGACGACCTTGGGCGGGCCGTGCGCGTCACGGTGGGGCAGAGCTTCACCACGATTGCCGGGGGGTATGGCGACGAGGAGGGCAAGAACAGCCGCATGACGCTCCTGCGATCGCTGATTGACTCGACCGAGAACGACCTTGACCGGGAGCGGCTCAAGCAGAGGCTGGCGCGGCTGGCGTCCGGGGTGGCAGTTATCAAGGTGGGGGCTGTCACAGAAGGGGAGATGCGGGAGCGCAAGGACAGAGTGGACGACGCTGTTTGCGCCACGCGCTCGGCTGTCATGGAAGGCATCGTCCCTGGCGGCGGTAAGGCGCTGCTCCTATGCACTGACGCGCTACAGGCTCAGATCGATATGCTGGCAGGCGACGAGAAGCTCGGTGCTCAGATCGTGCTTGCTGCGCTTGAATCTCCCACGCGCCAGATCGCCGCCAATGCCGGAATGAGCCAGGAAGAGACTGACTTCATCGTGAACGTGAACCGCGGCAAAGTGGATAGGAGACGCGCCAGATGGTGGTCAATATCTTACTGGTGTCGGCAATCCGATACCTCTAAACCTTTGGAGGACAGCCAGGCTGGGTGGAACGCTGCCACCGATAGATTTGAGAATTTGGTGGAGACTGGAGTTATCGACCCGGCGCGTGTCGTTCGGTGTAGCTTACAAAATGCGGCCTCAGTCAGTGCGCTGTTACTTACAACGCAGGCTATGGTTGCCTCGTTTCCAGACAAGAAATAGTGATAGAATGGGGTTGTGCGCGGCCAGTGCGCACAATCTCATTCGAGGTGAGATCATGGCAGGTAAACCCCAACCGAGGATGTCGGTCGTCCAGCCGCTTTATACATCCTATCGCTACATTCCACTCACACACAACCTTGTGGCTATCGTTGACGCAGATAACTACGAATGGCTTATGACGTTCTCGTGGTCTGCCTGCAAGGATTCTAAGGGAATCGTTTATGCGATCAGTAACATCGTCCTTCCGAACGGTCGCAGAACGAGATTAAGGATGCATAGGTTAATTCTTGGCCTACACTACGGAGATCCGCGCGAGGGGGATCACATTCGTCCAGCGGACACCCTAGACAACCGACGCGAGAATTTGCGCATCGTCGATCAACACCAGAGTGCGTGCAATCGCCGCAAGTTCAAAAACAACACAAGTGGGTACAAAGGTGTTTCTTTCTATAAACGACTACAGATGTACGCCGCCGGGATTCGGGTCCACGGCAAGCGGAAGAACTTAGGCTATCGGCTTACCGCAAAGGCCGCATATGAGGAACTTTATGTTCCCGCCGCGCTTGAATTGCACGGAGAATACGCGAGGTTAGTATGAGCAGCAAGGTCTGCCGCTGCGCTCTCCAGAATGCTGCCAACGTTGCAGCCCTACTGTTGACCACGGAAGCGATGGTCGCAACCGTGCCGGAGAAGAAGCCATGAAGACACTATATGGATTTGGATATGTTAAGCCGACCTTGAAGGTGTGTTTTGATGGGGCCGTCGAAGACACTGACATTTACCCTCGTCTTTACCTATCGAGGCGGAAAAGAAATCTAGCTTTGGAGCAAGAGAAGAAAACAGCGCATCCACAAGGGATTGTTTGGACACGCTTCACTGTGATCGCGGAGCAGAAGAAGTGACGCCATATTACGAGCATTCGGGAATCACACTTTTTCATGGAGACTGCCGAGAAATCATACCGTCGCTTCCGAAATTCGATGTCTGCATCTCTGATCCTCCTTACGGTATGGATTACGATACAAACGGCAATAGGTTCACTCTTGGGGGCCGTTCATTACCGAAAGTGCATGACGACAATAAATCTTTTGACGTGTTTCCATGGTGTGAGTTTCCTTACGCGGTTCTATGGGGATTTAATCACTTTCCAACAATGCTTAAAGCAGGAGGTGCGCTTGTTTGGATAAAACGTTCAGATAATGCTTTTGGATGCTTTCTTTCGGACGCAGAGATTGCATGGGTCAAAGGAACTAAAGGAGTTTATTGTTTCCGCGATACTAGCCATGTAATAGCTGGTTTTAGAGAACACCCAACAGAAAAACCGGAAGGATTGATGCGCTGGTCAATTAAACGAAGCGGTGCTCCAGAAGATGCAAAAATCCTCGATCCATATATGGGAAGTGGAACAACTTTGGTTGCAGCAAAGAACCTTGGAAGAAAAGCAACAGGCATTGAGATCGAGGAACGGTACTGCGAGATAGCCGCCAAGCGATTGAGCCAAGAAGTGTTCGACTTTACCGATGTATCTGTGCTCGATTCAGCGACGGACGACCCATCGTAATGGGCGCACCCTTCTTCTCGTTTTCCCGCTCCATCCGGTGCCGGGTTACCATGATAGACCGCTGATCCACGCCAGCCGCGATGAGCGCCTGTATCTTCTCCTCGGTGACGATCTCATCGGGCTTGCGGTCGCCAGTTAGCCAGGTGTTGGTATAGAGGTCGCAGTCGATGCAATCGTCTAACTCGTCTCCCTTGATCTTGAGGATGGCCCCAGGGCGGTCTGGGTCATGCTTGCGGCTAACGGCGGCCTCAAAGCTGTTCGGGGTAAGGTCGGTGTAAACAAATTCCCCGCGCGTGAGCCTTCCAGCGAGAGACTGAGCATTGCCGATGCTATCCTTGGCCGCGCTCATGAGAGTTAGCCCGTACTGGTCGAAGACCTCTTGGATGATTTCTCGGTTGCTCTTGCCGGTGCCGGTGTGGGCATCCATGGCCGGGTCGCAGTATCCGGTGATGATGCGCGTCCGCTTGCCGCCGATCTCACGCTCAAGGAACTTTTTGGCGATATGGGGCGCGTAATCGCTGGAGTACATCTTCCGTTCGATGTCCTCGCCGATCTTGAACATGCGATTGGCTTCATTCAGAAAGTAAAGGCCCGTCGCCGCCGCCGATCCAGACATGCCGTAATCCATGACAATCAGGTGCAGATGCCACCATTCTTCACGGCACTCAGAGTAAGGCAGGATGTAACTCTCGTTGAGGAACGGGAAGAATGCTCCCTCTGTATGGCACCAGCAGCCGGCGATCAGCTTCTTTTGAATGTCGGCTGTCTGCGACATCAGCATGGCGAGCTTGCGCTCATCGTAGGCTGGATTGTCTTTGAGTAGCGCTGGAATGAAGGCCGTCGTCATCATGACGGGCATCAAGTCTTTCTTCCATGTGGCGCCAGCGTAGACCGCCGCAGGCTTCACGCACCGCTCAGGATGGCAGACTGGGCATTCACTATTCAGGAACACATGCCGCAGCCAGGGCGTCGAGGGGTTCGCGGTGAGCCTCACGCGATCTCTGAGACCGTACTCTGTCGGGGTAGACACCCATGGCAGCAAGGAGCGGACGCGCTCCTCCGTCTGAAACTGCGCCTCATCAATGCCCAGCCAGGAGATAGGTTTTCCGGTGTAGAGTTCAACGTGCTTGTCGCTGGCCATGTACCCCAGGCGCATCATGGCGCCGGAGGGGAACTTCCAGAGCTTGCCGCCTTCGGACTTCCGGCCGCCCAAGGGCGAGTAGATGCGCTCCATCTCGTCCATGATGTTGGTCATTTCGGTGAAGGACTTGCGGAGCAGAATGCCGCGGAACCGGGGGTTATCGTACTCTTGGGCGGAGTCCGCCACCAGCCAATTGCTGTTGTGAGTGGGGATCATCTGCCGTCCGCAAAGATAGAGCCGCGAAGGAGCGTCAACAGAGATGCAGCGCATTGGGCGGTCTAACACCTTCTCGACCGAGACAACATATCGTCTCGTCACAGTATCGCGTACCTTGGGTTTCTGGCGTTGAGCCTTGCGGCTTAGATGAAAAACGGATTGCGCAGTTGTGAACGCTACATCGTATTTGTCACTGACAATGCGGCCTTTTAGTTTTGCCACTCCTGGCCGGAGCGTTGCCTTGATTCCAAGACTGAGAGCTAACTCAAATGCTCCGTGCGCCAGATCTTTGTTTGTGCTGGTGAATATGCAGGTTCCGTCCGCGCCAGCCATCCCATCAGTGTCCATCAAACCCCGCAGCAACTCCATGCGCTGCTCGATGGATGCCTCAAGATACTGGCGTGGGATGTGTTTATTGTTGAGTGTGCCCATAAAGAGAAGTAGATGGCTGATCCCATGAATCTGGTAGTGCAAAGGGTCGGATTCGGACTTTTTTACCTTATAAACCGCACGATTTTTAGTTGACCTGTTCCCGTGGCCCGCAAGATACGGAACATGCTGGCCTTTCCTGTGCCCTCTGCTTCCATTGTCTCGCGGGGAAATGGATGTTTCGCTTCCACACCCGCATTTGCAATGTCCAGGGGCGATGTAAATCTCGGGAACAGCGCAACGGCGCAGTCTTCCGATAATCTCGGGATCGTTACAGGTGTAACCTCCTCCAGCCGAAGTTCCGTCTCCAAGCCAGCAACCAAAGACGTATGGATGGATCGGAAGAGATTTTTCCTCATATCGCAATGGGCCAGCAACTGCGATGGAATGGTTGTTCTCTCTCCTGATTCCTATCAGCGTATCGCGGATTTCTGCGGTCGTCCGAATGCCTCCAGTTGGCGCATCCTTGTAGTTATAAACCCGGTTACGATTTACCTCTGAAACCGAAGTCTGGACCCATGGCTTCTTAGGGTCTGCGATGGCCCGGCTAGGTCTCTTTGCCCTGCGCTTTGCGCGCCACTCCGGGGTTAATCGAGCGGCCTCGCTGCGTTCGCGTCCTGTCATCGTATACCATGGGTGCTGTGCATCCGAGACGATTTTCGAGCCGTCGTCAAAGGTGATGCAATACGAGTCGCCTATAACTGGGTCGAAGACGTGTGTGACTTTGCACTGCGCGCCAGTGTCATCGAAAATAGTGTCGCCCACGCGCAGATCGCGCATGGTGGTCCAGCCGTTTGGGGTGGGTATGGGAGTGTCCATGTCTAACATTTTGCCGCCGCCCGATGCTCCACCATACAGCACAAACTGCGCGCGGCTTTC